ATTGGTTGATGGTAAGTCAATTGATGATTTGGTTAAGCGGTCAACAAGACACAAGTCGCACGAATATCACGCTGATGTTCATTATGAACTTCTCAAAAATCAAAAAATCAACACTCATACAAAGAAAGTAGATTATGATAGAATTGTCGCTTTCCAACAGCGTCAATTATGGTTGTTTAATGGAAAACACCCTAATCCTCATCAGTAGAATAGTCGCTATCACTAGAATAGAGAGTATCATTAGGTAGTTCATAGTCAGTATTAATAATTTGTGTATTAATTTCTATATTTTTAATTTTTATCAATTCATCAAAATGAGGATACTTTTCAAAAAAATATATATTTTGAATTCCTAGAATTATAAGACAAATGATAAAAGGTGCTCAGGCACACGACGAAAAGATTTATCGAGAGACGGGAAAGAAAGAAATGATCGGCTTAGAAAAATTCTTTGATATATGGAAAATGACTCCTCTGCGCTCTCCGGACTGGATGCCCGGTGATTTAAGAAAGCCTGGAGGCAAATTCTTTAAGCCATGATCAAGTTAACTGAAATATTAGCAGAGATTGGCGAAGGCAGTTCTAAACCATTCGAGTATAAGAAAGGGTTTATGAGTGCAGGATTTAAACGCAAGGGTGGGTTTAATTATGAGATTGCCGGCGAGATTAGAAATGATACTGGCGAGTTTGTATTACAGGAAATGCCTATAGAATTGCAAGCCATACCATTTAGAGAAATGTTGGAATATATAGGTGATGAGCTGTTAGATCTAGAAGGTAATGAAGTATCCGATGAGTATTTTAATTTTCTAGGCAAGCCTGAACCATTAGAGGATATCTGGGGGCTTGAAGGTCTCTTCACACAAAAGAGAGCTAGTCGTAGTGCAAGATTTGACCTCGTTAATGATAGAGTGTTTATGTTTCGCTTAATGGCTACTCTTAAAGAGATTATGCTAGCGGAGATCAAAAAATCTAAAATACAGCTCTTAAGATATCAGCCATCCAAAGAAGATGATGAATTAGATTTAGATGCGAGCAAGACTGGCCGGCATAGATTATATTCCATATTTATCAAGAAGGCCTTTCCGAGTGCAAAAGAATTTTTTCACAAAGAAGGTGATTATATTTTATACAAACTAACATGATCAAGTTAAAGGACATATTATTAGGTGAAAAGTTTGCATCAAAGGCACAACAACGTTTCATGTTTGCAACTGATCCTAAAGCTGCTAAGAAGTTAGCTAGCAAGATGTCTAAAAAGGATTATGATGAATTGCCTGATAAAGTAAGAGAAGTAGACTACCACTCCAAACTATCACGCGGACATAAACCAGATCATTATCAGTTAGGTACGTCCGACTTCAAGCCATTTGATAGATCAGAAGATGATGTCGAAGAAAACTTTGCGGATGGTAAAAAGAAAGGCCGTAAAGGATTATCCAAGCGTGTAGGTGTCAGTCAGAAGATGTCTATATCCAAGTTAGCTAAAATTGCTAAAACTGCCTCCGGCGAGCGTAAAAGAATGGCTCAATGGAATCTCAATATGAAGAGAGGCAGAAAGAAAAAGAAATGAGATTTGTTTTCGTATCTATTATTCCTTATATTTAGATATGAAAGATAGGAAGGACATAAACGTAGATTTGCCGGATGGTAAATACTTTCGTCAGCCTCCTAACCGCGTTCATAAAGATACGAAGAAATTTACGCGTAAGAAAAAACATAAACATGAAGAAACTTAAGGTAGGAGATCGAGTTCAGATTCATAATATCGGTACAACTGATATTTGCGAAGTAGTAGAAGTTACAGGACGTAACGAATATAAGCTTTGGTCTCCCGTTTATAAAGTTTTCATTCCAAGCGTGCAATGGAAGAAGCATGCTGAGAAGAAAGCAGCTTGGTGGATTGAAAAGGTAGTATCATGATTCAAATAATTTGTTTGTATTTGCTCATCGGAACAGTCGCTTCATTAGTAATAGAATCGGCGATGAGTTGGGCAACTAAGGGCGAGGTCATATTCAATATGTCTGAACGTAGTGTGAGTATTGTTCTTTGGCCTATCACATCACTTGTATTTTTGTATAACTTCATAAAAGGTATGTTTTAACATGGATTTTCCAGATGATTACAAACGAGAGGTCGAAGAAGCAATCAAAGATCTTATGGAACAAGGCTATGTCGAGTTTGCAGGATTCGATGAAAATGGCGAATTTTTGTATCAATTGACAGAAGCCGGTCGGGCCCGGTATGAAAATGCTATCGACATTTACGAAGAGTATGAAGCGCGATGTGATCTATTTAATATAGATCCAGCACAACTTAATTAATCGCTTCTTCGGACGGGGTAATTTTAACATTATCCCGTTCACACACATATTTATATTTGATATGATAAAATTGAAGCAAATATTGACAGAAATAACTTGTGATGCTGCATATGACGCGTTAGGTGCTGTAAGTAAAGTTACGGTAACAAATAGACTATTAGGTGATACTTATGAATTATCAGATATTGATAGGATATGGAGTGGTTACTGTTCTAATGACGATACAACTTTTACGGACAAAGAGACTAAAGCAGCAATGATTTCTATAGACAAAATAAGTTATGTGCCAAAAAAAAGTGCACAAACCGGAAATGATGAAGTAGAAACAGATAGTTATTTAGGAAATGTTAAAAGTATTACAATTGGAGTTTCTAATGACCGTCGTGCTAATTCAAAAGGCTCATGGATTCAATATGAAATAACAAATAAAGATGGAGTAGTAAACGAAAGTGATCAAGAATTCATAAAATGGTCAGTTTATAATAATCCTAACGTATATGTAGATACAATATTTTCTACTTTATTGCAATGGATTGTTTATTTTAATTCTCCAGATGATTATTCAGGAGATATGTCTAAAGTTTATAAGTATATATTAACTAAAGACCTAAATCGTGTTGCTAATGCGAAAAAAACTCAAAATCTTAGAACAGCTCCAGCAAAAAAGAGAGCAAATAGTGATAAATCAAAAAAATCTTACGATCAAATATCTAGAGATGCCGGTGGTGGTTCGTATTATCATGCAGGTAAAATATAATAAAAAAGTTATATATGAAACGAAATCATTGGCATACTGCTGGTAGTAAAAAACGACAAGCAGCTTATAAATACGGTTACAAATCAGGATTAGAATTAACTGTAGCAGAACAAATCAAATCAAATGATTATGATGTAAATTACGAAACTGAAATTATTCATTATACTGTTCCAGAATCAAAACACAAATATACACCAGATTTTGTGTTTACAAAACGAGATGGAACTTTGATGTATATAGAAACTAAAGGACGTTGGACTGCAACGGACCGTAAAAAAATGAAACATGTATTGCAGTCAAATCCTAGTATAGATTTAAGATTAGTGTTTCAGAATCCAAATCAAAAAATATCAAAAGCTAGCAAAACTACATATGAAATGTTCGCAAACAAGTTGGGTATTAGCAAAGTAGCAAAAAAAGAAATACCGACGGAATGGATGGCGGAATGTTTGAAACCAGGCGAAAAACCGCAAGATCCAAAACGTTTTTTTGTATAAGGTTTGATTTGTGAAAAAAAAATAATATATTCATTAAAATGATGTTAATTATTTAAAATGATTGATTCAGACTTGAATCGATCGTTAGACCAGGAATGAAATGTATGTGTCTAACCATAATTAATAATATTATATAATATAATTGGATATATTACAGTTATTTTCTATTATATAATATATGCAAAATCTCAAGTTACTGCAGTTATTAGAATCTGTTTTAGGTAAAGGAAAGCCGACATCTGGTAATAACGTTGCATTCTTTTCTCCATTCACTTCACATTATAAACCGAAGTTAGAGATAGATATCAACACAACAAATGAAGGAGAGAATCCTTGGCATTGTTGGATATCTGACAAAAAAGGACGTAGCATAGCGTCACTATTCAAGCAGTTAAAATTAGGTAAACAATACTTTGAGAGACTTGAAAAAATAGTAAAGTCAGCAAGATATAAAACGGCTCAACAAGAAGAAACGAAAGAAGCGGAAGTATCATTACCAGAACATTATGTTCCGCTTTGGAGACCTCGAAAGACTCCTGATTATAGAAATGCAATGTCTTATTTGAAACGACGTGGAGTAACTATATTCGATATAATAAAGTATAGAATTGGATATTGTGAAGAAGGAGAATATAGTGGTAAGATTATTATTCCTAGTTATGATTGCAACGGTAACCTGAATTACTTTGTTAGTCGAGCATATTATGAAGCTGACAAGTATAAACATAAAAATCCTAAAGTAAGCAAAGACATTATTGGTTTTGATTTAACTATTAACTGGTCACAACCTATTGTGCTTTGTGAAGGTGCATTTGATGCAATAGCAATCAAAAGAAATGCAATACCACTTTTCGGCAAAATAATTCAACCAGCACTGCAGAAAAAAATTATAGAGCAACGAGTCAAAGACATTTATATATGTTTAGATGCAGATGCAATTCGCAATGCTTTAACAATAGCACAACGTTTTATGGATGAAGGACTTAACGTGTATTTCATAGAACTACAAGATGAAGATGCATCTGATTTAGGATTTGAACGAATAACAGAAATTATAGAACAAACCGGAGTAATGACATTCGAACAGTTAATGCAACTCCAAATGGGACTTATATGGAAATAAAACAAATATCAAGCAAAATACAACAAGCAGATAAAATTTATCATGTATCTGATGTGCATATTCGAACTCTGAAAAGACACCGTGAGTATCGTCATGTTTTTGAAAACTTATTCAAATATATAAATGACACTAAAACAGAAAATAGTATTGCGGTAGTTACCGGAGACATCGTTCACAGCAAACTTGATATGTCGCCAGAACTAGTTAGAATGTTAACTGATTTCTTTAAAGGCTTTGAAATACCAACCATAGTTATTCTTGGTAATCATGACATGAATCTCAACAATTTGTATCGTGAAGATGCTTTGAGTCCTGTTCTAGACGTGATACAAAATGACAACATTGTTTTTGTAAAAGACAACGGAGTATTTGACTTTGCTGGTATTACTTGGAATCATATGGCTGTTGATGTTGAACCTGCAAAATATGAAAAAGGCAATGACATTGTTACTGACAACGTGAAAATAGCTTTACATCATGGTGCCGTTCATTCTGCAAAAACAGACATTGGATACGAGATATCAAATGAACATGTTACTACTGATTTGTTTAATGGACATGATATGACTTTGCTTGGTGATATTCACAAACCGGCACAATTCTTAACTGACACAATAGCTTATCCTGGTTCACTCATACAACAAAATCACGGAGAAGCTTTGGACCATGGAATATTGGTTTGGGATGTAAAAACACGCAAGGCAGAGTTTGTGGAAATACACAATGATTATGGATATGTTACCATAGAAACAGAAGGATCTAACATAGTTAGTTCTCCTCATAGAATGCCTAATAAACCGCGTATACGAATTAAATTCAATGAAACGAGTGCAGCTGATATGAAGAAATTAGTTGCCATGCTTCGCAATAAATATTCGGTGCAAGACATATCAATTCAAAGAACAATAACCACAAAAAACCAAATAGATTCAGACTCAATTACTATAGGCAATGTTCGAGATGTAGAATATCAAAACACCCTGTTAACAGAGTTTATTAGCACAAAATTTCCACAAGCTACTACAGAAGAACAAGATGCAATACGACACATAAACAGAACTATCAATTCAAAATTACCTGCAGTAGAATCAGTTAGACATATAACATGGCACCCGGTATCTTTTGAGTTTGACAACATGTTTTCATATGGAGAAAACAACCGAGTAGACTTTGATAAATTAACTGATGTTTGTGGATTATTTGCTGCAAATACAAGTGGTAAGTCAAGTTTATTAGATGCAATAACATACACAATATTTGACAAATGTAGTAAAACAAGCAAAGCACATGAAGTGTTAAACAACAAGAAAAGTAGTTTTCGAGGCGTGTTTAAATTTAAAATGAACAATGTGCTTTACACTATCGAACGTGTAGGTAATCGTAAAAAAGACAAACACGTTAAGGTAGATGTAAACTTTTACACTGAAACGGAAAACTTGAATGGAGATGAAAGAAGTGACACAAATAAAAGTATACGTCGTTATTTAGGAACATACAATGATTTTATATTAACTGCATTTTCACTTCAAGCAGACAATAATAACTTCATAGAAAAGTCACAACGAGAAAGAAAAGATCTTTTATCACAGTTTTTAGACATCACAGTTTTTGAACAATTATATCAATTAGCACAAGAAGAAATCAAAGAAACTGCAGGACAAATAAAAGCATACAAGAAAACAGATTTTGCTGAAACTATTACGTCTGCAGAAGCCGTTATCAAGAACAATGAAAAATTAATTGCAGATACAAACAAACAAGAATCAGACAAGCAAACACAAAGAAATCAGCTTCAAGAGACTATTGTTGAACTCATTGAAACTAAACAGCCTACTACATATGAAGGCGATGACATAGAAACTCTTCAAGAACAAGAAACTGATTTAACAGAAAAAATAGAAGAACTTCAAGAAACTATACAAACAACAGAAGACGAAATTTCACATTTTCAACGCAAAATCAATGTAATTGAAAACACGTTAAAATTAAAAAATTATGACATTGAAGATATT